CGTGGTATGGGCGCTGCCACTAAAGGCGGAAACTTCGAGGTCGTTTAATGGCTATTGAAAAGTCTTTAGTCAGCAATCCGCTTGATGTAGATAGCGAGGAAGCTGTCGAGGTTAATATCGTTAACCCAGAGGCGGTCTCTATTGAGACTCCAGAGGGCGGCGTTATTTTTGACTTCGATCCTAACGCATCAATGATGGGCGCTGAAGAACACGGCGCTAACCTTGCTGAATACATTGAGCCAGATGTCCTAGACATGATCGGTTCTGATCTTGTTGGTATGTATAACGCCGACAAGGAGAGCCGGTCTGACTGGGAAGAGTCCTATGTTAGGGGCTTGGATCTTTTGGGATTGCGATTTGAAGACAGGACAACGCCTTGGGCGGGGGCTTGTGGTGTGTTTCACCCAATGCTTTCTGAGGCGGTGGTTCGGTTTCAGGCCCAGACTATACAGGAAATCTTTCCTGCCAGCGGCCCAGCCAAGACATCTATCGTTGGTAAGCTGACTGACGATAAGGTTAAACAAGCTCATCGTGTTCAGGATTACCTGAACTATTTGATGACGGAGAGAATGTCGGAGTATCGCTCCGAAACTGAGAAGCTTTTGTTCTCTTTGCCTATCGCAGGCTCTGCTTTTAGGAAAGTTTACTACGATCCTAACCTCGGCAGGCCGTGCAGTATGTTCGTTCCTGCTGAAGACTTTGTCGTTAGCTACGGCGCATCCGACTTAAAGACCTGTGAACGTGCTACACACGTTATGAAAAAGACTCCTAACGAGATTAGGAAGCTTCAAGTGTCTGGTTTTTATAGAGATGTTGACCTCCCTAGTCCTAGCCCTGACATTGGGCAGATTCAGCAAGAGTACAATAAGCTTACAGGCAGCAGTATCAACTACGAAGTTGATCAGAGACACACTCTTTTGGAGATTCTTGTCGATTATGACCTCCCCGGCTTTGAAGATATGCAGGGCGGAGAGGAAACTGGCATAGCTTTGCCCTATGTAATCACCATCGACAAGGGTTCTCGCAAGGTTTTATCCATAAAACGCAACTGGAATGAGGAAGATCCGCAGAAACTTAAGGTAGAACACTTCGTTCACTACACCTATTTGCCCGGATTGGGCTTCTACGGCTTCGGATTAGTCCACATGATCGGCGGATTGAGCAAATCTGCTACCTCATTGCTGCGTCAATTGGTGGATTCAGGCACTTTAGCCAACCTACCCGGCGGTTTGAAGGCCCGTGGCCTCAAGATTAAGGGGGATGACACCCCAATTATGCCGGGAGAGTTCCGAGATGTGGACGTTCCGGGCGGAACTATACGGGATAACATCAGTTTTATGCCGTATAAGGAGCCGTCTAACGTCCTTTACCAGCTATTAGGGGATATTGTCCAAGAAGGGCGGCGATTCGCCTCCTCAGCGGACGTTAAAGCCTCTGATATGAACTCTGAAGCGCCGGTTGGCACGACATTAGCCATACTTGAGCGCGAAATGAAGGTGTTAAGCGCCGTTCAGGCCCGTGTTCACCACGCTATGGGCGTTGAATTAAAGATATTAAGTAGAATCGTTAGTGATTATGGCCCAATGCGCTATCCATATGACGATTCTGAAGAGCCTTTGATGGCTGAAGACTTCGATGATCGCGTTGACATCATTCCTGTCAGCGATCCGAACAGTGGCACGATGGCCCAGCGCATAATGCAGTACCAAGCTGCGCTGCAACTATCAGCTACCGCGCCACAGATGTATGACCTACCACTACTTCACCGTCAAATGATAGAAGTACTGGGCATAAGGGATGCCGACAACATTATTCCAACGGATAAAGACCTTAAACCCACAGATCCGGTAAGCGAAAACATGAACATCATTAACGGAGAACCCGTTAAGGCGTTTATCTATCAGGATCATGAGGCGCATATCCAAACTCATATGTCTGCTATGGAAGATCCTAAGCTATTGAAGATATTAGCTATGGCTCCAGACGCGAAAGTTAAGCAGGCGCAAATGATGGCGCATATTTCAGAACACGTTGCCTTCTCTTATCGACAACAGATAGAAAAAGAACTCGGCGTGGAACTGCCTTCGCCAGATGAAGCATTACCAGAAGACATCGAATTGAGGCTATCCAAACTCGTTGCCCCTGCCGCTGCACAGCTCACCGGGAAGGACAAGAGGGAGGCAGAGGCCCAGCGCATACAAGAGCAGATGCAAGATCCACTCATCCAGCTCCAGCAAGCAGAGTTGCAGCTTAAAGCGAAGCAAGCTCAAGACAAAGTCCAGACTGATATGGCTAAGATTCAGGCGGATCTCGAAAAGAATAGAGAGAAGACTGAGCTTGAGAGAGACAAGCTTTCTCAAGAAGCCAAGGTTGAGGGCGCTAAATTGGGCGTTCGTATAGCTGAGGACGCATCCAGAGAGGACATAGAGAAATCTAGAATGAAGTCCAAGGATATGCTTGAAGGCGTGAAGGTTGGTGTCGATATAGCGAAGGAGCTATCTGGTGAGTGATGTTTTTAGTAACAACGCTTTAAAAGTTTTGCGAGATAACTACCGGCGGATGATGAACGAATTAAGCGATCACATCAGCACAGGTAGCTGCAAGACATATGACGAATACTCTAAATGCTGCGGGATCATTGAGGGTCTTGCTATGGCAGAAAGGGAACTTCTGGATCTGAACGAACAGATTGAGAAGGCATAGTTCTCCGTGTATTGCGGTGCAAGGTGACTCTGGACACCATCCTCCAGTGCGAAAGGAATAGATATGAGTGAAGCTGTTGCGGTTGAGGTTGGTTCTGTTGAGGCGGATACAAAGCCTTCTCAGTTGCCTGAGCCTACTGGATACAAGATATTGATTGCGCTGCCTGATGTTGATGAAAAAACAGAGGGTGGAATCATTAAGGCACAAGAAACAATGCACCTTGAAGAGGTGGGTTCCATTGTAGGATTTGTGATGAAGCTTGGCCCGGATGCTTATGAAGACAAAAAGAAGTTCCCTAACGGTGCTTATTGCAAGGAAGGGGATTTTGTTTTGATGAGATCTTATTCTGGGACTCGGTTCTCGATACACGGGAAAGAGTTCAGGCTGATTAATGACGATAGCGTTGAAGCTGTTATTGACGATCCAAGAGGCATTAGAAAGGTATGAGCGAAGAACAAACCCAAGAGACAAGTAGTGAAGACAAGTTCTTTGGCGTAAAGACTCAGATTGGAAAAAAGTCAGAGCCTTCTCCTACTGAAGAGCCTAGTGACATTGAGGTCAAGGTCGTTGATGATACTCCGCCAGAGGACAGGAACAGACCTAGCTTTAGTGATGACACCCCCGCTGATGACGGTATCACTGAGGATGAGCTGAAAAGCTACACAGGTTCTGCTCAAAAGAGAATCAATAAGCTCCGGGCGATTAACAACGATGATCGCCGGAAGCGAGAGCAAGCTGAGAAGATGCGCGATGAGGCTGTTCGTGTAGCTCAAGAGCTTGTCGAGAAGAACAAAGCACAGCAATCTATGCTTGATCGCGGTGAGTCTGCTCTTCTTGATTCTGTGAAGCAGAAAGCAAAAACTGATTATGAATCTGCCAAGCAAAGCTATAAGACTGCTTACGAGGAAGGCGATACTGAAAAGATATTAGCCACTCAAGAAGCTATGAATCTTGCTCACTATGAGCTTAAGGAAGTTGAGAAGAAGGAACAGGGCAGGCAGTTTGCTCAAAAGGCTAGGGAAGCTCAGGCTAAGTATCAGCCTCAGCAACCAGTTCAACAGCCAGCCCCAGAGCCTCAGCAACTTTCTCAAAAGCAAATTAGCTGGAAGGAAAACAATCCTTGGTTCATGCATGATGATCACAAGGATATGACTGCCTTGGCATATGGCGTTCATGAAAAACTGATACGCGATGAAAAGTTAGACCCTAACAGCGATGAGTATTACAATAGGATTGACGCAACGATGCGTCAGAAGTTTCCTGAATACTTTGGTGAAGATGCTCGTTCTGGGAGCGAAGCTCCATCTGCACCAAGTAGGGCAAACGTGGTGGCCCCAGCCAATAGAAATAATGGCGCAAAACCACGCACAATAGAGCTATCTCCTAGTCAAGTCGCCCTCGCAAAGCGTCTTGGACTCACTAACGAGCAATATGCCAGACAACTCATGAAGGGGTAAATAATGGCTGAACAGCGCACACCACGCTCTGAAGATATCAGAGAGAATGAAACTAGAAAGTCCGATGCTTGGACTCCAGCTTCAGTATTACCAGTTCCTGCGGAAAAAGACGGTTGGGTATTCAGATGGATACGCACAAGCGTTCTGGGACATTCGGATAATACTAACGTATCTCAGAAAATGAGAGAGGGCTGGGTTCCGGTTAAGGCTAGTGATCATCCAGAGATGCAGGTCATGTCTGATGTTGATTCACGATTTGAGGGCAACATTGAGGTTGGTGGCTTGCTCCTTTGTAAGGCTCCGAAAGAGGAGATGGACAAAAGGGCGGCTTATTACCAGCAGATGGCGGCATCTCAGATGGAGTCTGTGGACAATAGTTTCATGAGAGAAAACGATCCTCGTATGCCTCTGTTAAAACCAGATCGCACCACGAGGACTCAATTTGGTAAAGGCTGATTCCATTAGGTTCGGCCTTAAACAATCGAGGTGATTATCGATGGCTGCAACCGCAACCCCTATGGGAGCGGAACCAGTTGGCACTTTATCTGCCAGCGGTTCCTTCTCCGGCAAGGTTCGGCATATTAAGATTGCTAGTGGCTATGCTGCTAACGTCTTCTATGGCGACTTTGTAAAAATGGTGGCTGCTGGTGTTATTCAAAAAGACACTGGTACTGCGACTATGACACCTGTTGGTGTGTTTATGGGATGTGCTTACACAGACCCTAGCACTAAACAGAAAACTTTTTCTCAGATATGGCCTACGGGGACAGTAGCTTCTGATGCTGTTGCCTATGTGCTGGATGATCCTGATGCTGTATTCAAGATGCAGAGTGATGAGTCTTTGGCTCAGACCGATCTTGGCAACAATGTTGGTGTAGTTCAGACTGACGGCTCAACTGATATTGGTCGAAGCAAAAATGCTTTGGATGGTTCAACCGCTGCAACAACCAACACTCTTCCTTTGCGAATTGTGGAATTTGTTGACGGCCCAGATAGTGCAGTAGGCGATGCCTTTACAGATGCTCTGGTTATTTTTAACTCAGGTATGCATCAGTACAGACAAGCTACTGGCACTGGCACATAAGGAGGTTTGGCAAATGGCTATCTCTAGAGCGCAAATGCTAAAGGAACTCCTGCCGGGGCTTAATGCTCTATTTGGTTTGGAGTACGAAAAGTACGAAGACGAACACACAATGATTTACGACAGTGAGTCATCTGAGCGTTCGTTTGAAGAAGAAGTCAAGCTGAGTGGTTTTGGCGCGGCTCCTGTGAAAGCTGAAGGTAGCGCAATCTCTTATGATTCCGCACAAGAATCTTTCACTGCCCGTTACAACCACGAGACCATTGCGATGGGATTCAGCATTACAGAAGAAGCTATGGAGGATAACCTCTATGACTCTCTGTCTGCTCGTTATACCAAAGCTTTGGCCAGAGGTATGGCTTACACGAAGCAGGTCAAAGCGGCTAACCCGCTTAATGATGGCTTCAATACCTATCAATCTGGTGACGGCGTAACGCTGTTCAGCACAGCTCATCCTCTGGTAAGTGGTGGCACTAACGCCAACCGTCCTACCGTTGCGGCTGATCTGAACGAAGTCTCTCTTGAAGACGCAGTAATTAACATTGCTGCTTACACTGATGAGAGAGGTCTTCTTATTGCTGCGCGTCCTCGCCGCTTGATTGTCCCGCCTGCATTGATGTTTGTTGCAACTCGACTGCTGGAGACAGAAGGTCGAGTCGGTACTGCCGATAACGACATCAACGCACTTCGTAACAACGGTTCGATTCCAGAAGGTTACAGCGTCAATCACTACCTGACTGACAGCAATGCCTTCTTCCTGATTACCGATGTTCCGAATGGCATGAAGCACTTCGAGCGTACTGCGCTTGAGACTTCAATGGATGGTGATTTCGATACTGGTAACGTGCGCTACAAGGCGCGTGAGCGTTACTCTTTCGGTGTCTCTGATCCTTTGGGCATCTACGGCTCCCCCGGTACTTCGTAAGTCGTACCGAGCTACCTGCTGGGGGGTAGGCTTCTACCCCCTAGTTTTTCCTGACTGCGAAAGCAGACCTAGCCAAGACAGGAGAC